TATGTAGGTCTTTACGTCCTTAAGTATTAGGGCATTGCCTTGGTTAGCTAAGTCCTGTCTCCGCCTGTCCAGTTCGAACTTAACATTAGGTTTCTTCAACCAGTCATAGATTGTTTGTCTTGACCTATTAAGTTTGTCAGCTATATCTGTTATAGTTTCACCTCGTATATACATTGTGATCATAACAGCTTGATCTTCAGTAATAGCTATTCCTGTATCATTATTCTTATTTAGTATATCCTCACCCCCCTTAATACACTTGACAATAAAAAAGACACACGCTTTACAACCTACGTGTGTCTCTACATTCTTTCATAATACTATTATACAACATGTTATCTAATATGTGTTTAAGGACAATCTAATATTTATATTAGATTTATATTAGATTGTATTTTATAGTAAATGGAATCAGCTTATCAAGAATATATATTCGCTTTGACGGGAGGTACTCTGGGCTCAAATCCAATTTCGAACTTATCTCTTTATATGTTCTTGATTCGAAATATCTTAGTCTTATAAATAGTCTCTCATCATCCTTCAAAATACATAGAAGATTTTCAATACTTTCTTTTTTATTTGTTAATATCCCTATTTCAAATTCAAGATCTTTTTTTCTAGTGACATAATTTTCAGTAGATGATGATATTCGATTATATGCTTTTGGCATATCGTCTATCGTTGCACTTCTTATAGTTGTTAATTCTTCTAACTGTAATTCCTTTGCTCTTATCCCCGCTTTAATATGAGTGTAAGACTCTAATAGCTCCTCAACCGTATCGTACTCTGTCATTAAAAGCCCCCTAACTTGTATACTCTTTAAGTCTTGCTTTAACTGCTTCTAATAATTTATTTTGTGTGTCTTCCTTACTTTCAAGTGCTGCTATTACTTGTTCATCTATAGTACCTTTACACACAAGATGATTAATAACTACATTCTCTTTCTGTCCTTGTCTATGAAGTCTTGCATTGGCCTGTTGATAATACTCTAAACTCCATGTTAACCCAAACCAAACAATAATATTTCCACCTGCTTGTAAGTTTAAACCATGTCCAGTACTAGCAGGATGACAAAGTAATAGTCTTATTTTCCCCTCGTTCCAATCCCTTATATCTTTATCAGATTTTATTTCTCTCGGTTTTAACTTTTTAAATTTATCTTTAATTCTAGCTAAGTCGTGTTTATAAGTATAAAATACTAAAACTGGTTTTCCATTAGCTGTATCTATAATTTCGTCTAAAGCATCTAATTTAACTTTATGAATTTCTTGTACATTTTTATCATCGTCATAAATTGCACCATTAGCTAATTGTAAAAGTTTATTAGATACTACTGCTGCTGATTTAGCAGATACTACTTCTTCCTCACTAAACTCTAATACTTTTTCTTTTTCAAGTTCTTTATATTTTTTAAATGACTTACTATCCAATTCTAATAAAACG